GTGGGTACCATCCTTACTCGCCGTCGCAAGGACGGCCAATCAAGCTATACGGCGGTCATCCGCCTCAAGAAATCCGGCAAGGTGATCCACAGCGAGACGGAGACGTTTGGCCGCAAGGCGCTCGCTCAGGAATGGATGCGACGGCGCGAGGCTGAACTTGACCAGCACCGCGCACGCGGCACGCTGCACGGCGCCAAGACCACGCTGGCCAGCTTGATTAAATGGTACCGCGAGACGGTTGGTCCTACCGCTAAATGGGGGCGAACCAAGGCTTACGACCTGACCCGCCTGGAAGGCTGCGATATCGCCAATAAGGTGGCCATGGAACTCACCACCGCCGACTACATCGCCCACGTGATGACCAGGCGCAAAGACGGCGCGGGTACCGCCACCGTGGGCAACGACCTGGTATGGATAGGCCAAGTGCTCCGCTCAGCGCGCGCCGGGTTCAATCTCCCGCTTCGTCTCGATCTGCTGGCCGACGCCCGCCACGAACTGCGACAACGGAAGGTCATCCGCAAATCCCGGTGGCGGGATCGACGTGTAACGGCCGCGGAGGACGTCGCACTTCGTGACTACTTCGCGCGTCGCGACAAGCGCTCGCAGATACCCATGTCGGATATCTACGACTTCGCCGTGCTTACGACACGCCGGCAGGAAGAGATAACAGAGATTCGTCGTTCGAACTTCGAGCGACCCTGCGCCTGGTTGGATGACGTGAAACATCCCACGATGAAAGAGGGCAACCGGAAGAAATTCCGCATGCTCCCCGAAGCTTGGAACATCATCGATAGGCAACCGGAGGTCGACGGCGAAGACCGGGTGTTTCCGTACAACCCTAAATCAATCGGCGCCGCTTTCGCGCGCGCATGCAAGGTACTAGATATTGAAAACCTGACGTTTCACGACCTACGCCACGAAGCTACGTCACGTCTTTTCGAGCGAGGCTATGCCATCCAAGAAGTGGCGCAATTCTCGCTGCACGAATCCTGGCAAACGCTCAAACGCTATACGCACCTACGTCCCGAGCACCTGGTTGACCGTTGAGCCAACTCACGCCATGCAGCACACACCAACACAGTAGATGCGTATGGCTGCCACTCCTTCGGCCGATACAGACGCCGGGGGGATTTTTTAGTGGCAAGGAGTACCACCGTGAAATACAGCACCACCATCCTCACAGCACTGGATCGCGCGATCGAACAGGTAGACGCCATCGAGACGCTAGGCGCGAGCCTCGCCGCGGGGATGCACGCCGGCGTGGTAGTTCCCGACCATGTGCAAACGCTCACCGCCGTGATGGCCACACACATACGTGAGCAGTTGGTCGAGCTGGCAGCGTTGCTGCAGGAGGCAAACGAGTAGGCAGCAGGGAAGCGATAGCGAGCACCACCACCTTATATAGCCCCAATAGGTGGCTTCGTCGGAAACGGGTAATTTTGGTAATCATGTTGATCACCACCCCCGTTTTTGTCGATACAACAAGCGGTTGCGAGATTCGGGCAAAGGTAACCAAAAGGTAATTTCTGAGTAATTTGATTACCTTTACTGATGGTAATTTTTCACTCACACATAGTCGTTTAGATTCAATTGCTTAACGGCCACGGGCAACTTCGATTACCCTCAAATTACCTTTTCAGGTGACCCGCATTATCGTTTCACATCAATTGGTTAGGGCGTGACTGAGGCTCCTGGTTACCTTCATCACCTTTTCCCGCGCCCAACCTCCTGGCTACTGACATCGTGTGCCCTGCCAGGCGCGCAGACCCGTAAGTAGGTCAGCACGCCCTCAGGCGCATCAATTCGCATCGCCGACCCGACCCCATACGTCATCTCTGAGCCAGCACCACGCCTCAGTCCGAAGCACTGCGTCCGCTGCATCAAAAGAGAAGGGGGAAGTGCGCAGGCGAGGAGGGGGGACGACCGCGCGCGCAGGGTAGCGAACCCATTCAGTTAACCTTAGTCGGCCCCAGGCCCGTGCAGGCGGCTTCCCAGGCGCCTCATCGCACCCGCGGCCGGTGCCCACCCAAAGCGGCCGATGCGGTCATAGCGTCGTATCTAAAGGCCATTGCACACGCTCGGCATTGATCATGCAGGCCGATCCATCGTGATCAGCAACGATGTCTTCGCATTGAGTAGGCTTTTGTGATTCAGGGCAGGACTGGAAAGGGAATGAACGAGCCAGTGAAGCAGCATGTGGCGCCAAGCAGCTACCTAGAACAATTCAGTAGGGACGGGGCGATCTGGGTATTTGACCGAACGACAGGCGAAATTCGACCGCAGCCGCCGAAGACCTCGACGATATCCCGTAACTTCTACACCTTCATTGATAATGACGGGAACAATCGGTACGACATCGAGAAGTTCCTCGGCAATATCGAAGGCAATGCGAAGCCCGCAATGGGCAAGCTGTCCTCTGGCGCCGCTATCACCGCTGACGAAAAGGAATGGCTGTGCTGGTTTCTAGGTTTTGCGGTAACTAGGACCGTTAGGTTTCAACGTCAAGTCAACGGCATGCACGAGCAACTCGCCACCCTTATTGGTGACGAAGCGTTCGGTACAGTCGAGCGAGCGGCGGAGACAATGAAAGCCTATGCGGACATAGGCAACGAGTTGGGTGGCACGCCTGAAGAAGCCGCCGCATTCTTCAGCGAGCGGCGATTCATTGTAGAGGTGCACCGCAATGCGAGCTTAGACTCGATGATGACAGTGACCGACAAGATCGCACATGCGTTCTTGAACATGGATTGGATTGTCTGGCACGCCCCTCGCCGCACTTCTTTTATAACGAGCGATAACCCTATAGCGCTGGTGCCGACGCAACCAACGAATCATCTGATGGGAATCGGCATCAATACGCCTGGTGTACTGAAGATATTTCCGCTCTCACTTGGCGCTGCGCTCGTGATGTACGACCGTGGCCAAAGCATCGACCACAGGGAAACGGATCAGGGCGCGGTGCGGAGTATGAATTTCCGGCTTGCCCTAAATGGTGATCGCTGGGTCATTGCACGCGATGAAGCACTCCTCACATCTATCGTCCAACGTCTCCCTCGCGGTGGAAGGTCGTAGTCGCCCCAGCAGCACCGCGCAGCTTTGATGTAAAGGCATACCGCCACTGCGCAGACGTTCCACATATATCGTCCGCGCGACCTGATGTGTGCTGGCCTCCCTCAAGGCGAACCGCTGCCTTTAGGCAGCGAAGGCGGCGCCCCAATGTACCGCCGCTCGATCTTCACATCTTCTTGACATCCCGACCTGAGATGCTGGCACATGGCCCCGGGTTGGCCCTGTCGACCTGCAGTTGTAATACGCCAATGATTTTATGGATGACGCCGCGCCGCTGAGGGAACGCCGCGCGAACTCAGGATTGAGAACGTAACAGTCAAGGAGACAGGGGATGACCGCTAAGCTGTGGAGTAATAGCCGCACACGTCGCGTGTGGCTTTCAGTGTGGGCGTTGGCCCTGTGTTTGGGATGGGTAGGCGCTATCAGCGCCACGACCTACTACGCCATCCCGTTCTACATCAAAGATGTCGATACGAACAACAACCCTGTGCAGTACACATGGGGCGCGATCGACCTGGCGCTCAACGGGACCAAACAGTTCCTTGCCGCCCGCTACCCTGCCGGCGCGAATTGCCAAGTCACCTCAGCCTACGAAAACGCCACGCAGCAGGCGCAAGGCAACGTGGCGAAGGTCTACTACGTCTCGACTGACCCGAGCAGCTTCGTCTGCCCCAGCCACACCATCGAGGTTCAGTTGTCGGCCTACGACAACAACCCCGAAAAGAACACTGGGGATTCGGGCAACTGCAATGGCGGCACGGGCGTGGATGGCGGCGACGGTATGATTATCTGCCCGGCGCAAACGTTCGGCGGCGATCCGATCAATCTGGCGACCGGCAACAAGTACGAGCAGGACACCGATTTCGACGCCCTGTCGTGGCTGACGTTCCGGCGTTTCTACAACAGCCAGGCCAGCGTGCGACCCGCGAGCCTAGGGCCTCAGTGGCGCCACTCCTTTGATCGTTCCCTGCTGTTCCAGAACACGCTGGTGGGTGGCGGTGGCACCTCGTACATCCAGTTGCTCCGACCCGATGGGCGCAGCGAGCGCTTCTTACCCACGGCGAATGGCGGCTGGGCGGCCGACCCCAACATCCCCGACACGCTGACGGCCGATAGCACCGGCTTCACGGTCTACGTCGCCGGCCCCAACCAGTTCGAGCGCTATTCAACCTCCGGCCAATTGCAGTACATCGCCGATGCGACCGGCCAGATGACCACGCTCACCTACAGTGGCGGGAAGCTGCAGACCGTGACCAACCCGTTCGGCCGCACCCTGCAGTTTGCCTACGACGGCGCCGGGTTACTGCACACGGTAACGCTTCCAGATGGTGGCGTGCTGACCTATGGCTACACCAACGGCACACTGACCTCCGTCCAGTATCCCGATAGCAAGACCAAGCAATACGTCTATAACGAACCGGCTTATACGGGTGGCGCCAGCTTCCCGTATGCGATGACTGGCGTCATCGATGAGGCCGGCGTCCGGTACGACACGACCGGCTACAGCGCCACCAATGGTCGCGCGGTGTCGTCCTCCCACGCCGGCGGAGCCAATGCCACTAGTATTTCGGGTGGTAGCAGCACGTTCGCTACGATGACGTTTCCACTCGGCGCCTCGGGCAATGTCTCGATGAAAGATGATGGCTATGGCGCCATCAAGCTGACCGGTACGTTTGCCGCCTGCAATACGGACTGGTGCAAGCAGAAGTATCAGTCGATTCAGTACGACACGAATGGCTATCCCAGCCAGTACACGGACTTCACCTTCAACGTCACCAAGCTCACCTACAACACGGCGGGCCTGGAAACGCAGCGGATCGAAGGCTACAACCTGGCGTCGCTCGGGCAGCAACGCACAATCAATACCACTTGGGACACGACGCTTCGCAACCCCTTGACGCGGATCACGCTCGACAGCAACAACAACCCCATCACGCAAAGCGCCTGGGTGTACAACAGCACCGGCCAAGTGACCGCGCGTTGCGAGATCGACCCGGCGATCAGTGGTGCGTCCAGCTACACCTGCGGCAGTAACGCGCAGGCGCCTGCCGGTGTGCGTCAGTGGACCTATACGTACTGCACGAGCGTGGACACCACCCAATGCCCCGTCGTCGGCCTGAAGCTGACGGAAGACGGTCCGCGCACGGATGTCTCCGACATCACGCACTACAGCTACTACATGACCACCGATACGTCCGGCTGCGCCACGGCGGGCGGCGCGTGTCACCGGGCAGGCGACCTCTATCAAATCACCGACGCGCTCGGCCACGTGACCACCACCTCCACCTACGACCTGGCGGGTCGCCCAACCCGTCAGATGGACGCCAATGGCGTGATCACGGACCTGGCCTATACCCCGCGCGGCTGGCTCAAGACGCGCACGGTCGGAGGGGCGACGACGACATATACCTATAAGCCCTATGGCGCCGTGGAATCCGTCACCGATGCCGATGGCGTGACCGTCACCTATGGTTACGACAACGCCCACCGGCTGACCGACATTACGGATGCCCAAGGCAACCACATTCACTACACGCTCGACGCGGCGGGCAATCGTACAGACGAGGCAACCTATGCCGTGGGTAGCTCCACACCGAGCCGCCATCTGTCTCGCACATTCAATAACCTGGGTCGGCTTACCAAGGTCATTGACGGCTTGAACCACACCGTCTTCGATGCCAGCGCCAGTGGCGCCTACGATGCGAACGGCAACTTGGTAACGTCGGTCGATGCGCTGGGCGTGACCCAGACGCGAAGCTATGATGGCCTGAATCGCTACTCTGGCCTCCAGAGCAGCGCCACGGTCAACGGTTCGACGGTGGTGTCGTCCACCAGCTACACCTACGACGTGCTGGACAACCTTACCCAGACGCTCACGCCGGACTACAAGTACACGACCAGTGCTTACGACGGCCTGAGCAACCGGAAGACGTTGACCAGCCCCGACACGGGCACGACCTCCTCCACATTCGATGTGGCTGGCAACGTGCTGACCCGGATGGACGCCAAGAACATCGTTGCGACGTCAAGCTACGACGCGCTCAGCCGCGTTCTAGCGACCACGTACGTCGATACCAGTCTCAATGTCGCCTATCACTACGACGAGGCCGACAGCGTCACCGGTTGTGTAGGCTCGTACCCTGTGGGACGCCTGACCCGCATCGTCGAAGCCACCCTCACCACGGTGTACTGCTACGACGCCCGCGGCAATGTCACGCAGAAGAGCCAGACCCAGGGTTCAGTGACGGACGTTACGGGCTACTCGTATACCTCGGCGGACCGCCTTGCCGGCGTCGTCACGCCGAGTGGCACGTCCGTCCAGTACCAGTACGATACCGTGGGTCGCGTCAGCGCCATCACGGCGCTACCGCCCGGCACGACGGGCGCCGGCACCGGCAACATCGCGACCGGTATCACCTATCTGCCCTTCGGCCCGGTCGCGAGCTACACCCTGGGGAACGGCCAGACCGTCACGCGCACCTACGACCTGAACTATCAGGTGACGGACGCCACCAGCCCGGCGCTCAACCTGCACTTCGCCCGTGATGCTATGGGGCGCATCACGGCCCTGGGCAACGCGCCTGGCGCCACCCCCGCCACGGAGACCTACGGCTACGATTGGTTGTCGCGCCTCACAGGCGTGAACAATTCCGCCGGCACGAGCGTGGAGTCCTACACATACGACGCCATCGGCAACCGTACGAGCAAGACCGGCAGCGGAATCGCGACGGGTACGTATAGCTACTATCAGTATCCCCACAACTGGCTCAGCTATATCGGCAGCGCCGCCCGCGCGTACGACAACAACGGCAACACGACCGCCAGCTCGGTGGGTGGCGAATCGTTTGGCTTCGGCTACAACGGTCGAAATCGGATGACCATCGCGCAGCGCAATGGCAGCACAGTCGGCACCTATACCTATAACGTCCTTGGCGAGCGTATCGCCAAGGTGGCTACGCTGCCGGCGTCGCTAAGCCAGCGCTTCGCTTACAACGAAAGCAGCCAGCTCATCGGCGAGTACGGTGGCACCACCCGCGATTACATTTGGCTGGAAGATCTCCCGCTGGCAGTCATTGATACACAAGGCGCAGTGAGCACGACCAACTACGTGCATGCCGATGGCCTCAACACGCCGCGAGCGATCACCGACAGCACCGGCGCGACGGTATGGCAATGGGCGTATCAGTCCAACCCGTTCGGCGAGACGCAGCCCACCTCGACCAGTGGCTACACCTTCAATCTGCGATTTGCAGGGCAGTACTACGATGCTGAGTCACGCATCGCTTACAACATCAACCGTGGCTATGAAGCCGCCACTGGCCGCTACCTTCAGAGCGATCCGCTGGGACTCAACGGTGGCACCAGTACTTACTTGTACGCCAGCGGGAATCCTATGCTGTACGTCGACCCGTTGGGGCTGTGCCCAGATGATGGTAATTGGTGGGCAAGTGGCCTGAAGGAGTCTGATGGGGAAACCAAGAAGGCAAAAAAGTGCCCCCTCCCAAAACCCAACGACCAGCTTGAACCCAAATATATTCCAGGCAGCCCCCTGCACCCATGCCACAATGCCATGCTCGAAAAGATACAAAAATGCACCGAGAGCTGCCCCACCGTACTTAATCGCACATCATGTATCGAAGAATGGCGAGTAAGGGAACCGGCCTGTGTTTTCGATCACGCGGAGGAATGAGATGCAAAGCAAATTCAAGCCATTGATTAAAGTCAGCCTTCTGGTCATTGGGGGCTTCCTGATCGGCTGGATGTCCTACTGGGCCGGCTTCAGCAAGAGCCTCGAAATCGGCTTGCATATAAATCAGCGCAACTGGTCATCTCAGGCGACTGAGTACGATCGCTTCGTCACCAAGCTCGACTCAGGGAAGGCCGAAGAAGTCAGTGCTGAGCTGAAGGCAATGAGCGCGATGCTGAAGGAGCAAGCAAGCGTTCCCGCCGGCGCGCCCAATTCCGTTTCGGACCTACTTGTGCCGACGGGCGGGTTGGCGCTGCTTCGTGACTACAACGCAGATCGGGTAAAGTCGGCGCAGCCACAACACGCAAATTGAAGCTCACTGGCTTGAGTAGCGATATGCATAGCAAGAAAGAAAGGCGGCCCTTTGACCGCCTTTCTCTTTTACGCGTCTTTGAAGCAGAAGACCCTAGCACCTAATATGTCGTTCAATCCGAGCATGCGGGCAATCAGAGGGTCGATCTCATTCTCGTTGAAGACATCCCTTGCCTTGCCCACATCGCCAAAACCGCCGGCATTAGTCGGAATCATCCCCAGCAGCTGAGGCGGCACGCGATGCGCCGCGAGGATGTCGTCGCGACTCGCATTCTTGATCGACGCAAAGTCGTCCTTGGCCGCGACCTCACTGATTGGAATTAACTGCAGGCCGTCCTTCTTACCGCTCGGCGCGTACATGAAGAGGTTGCGGAAATTCCCCGGCCCCTTCGCACCCTTAAGAGCCTTACGCAGGTTGTCCACGTCGTCGGGGTTCTGGGCCGGATCGGTCATGTAGAGGATGAAACCCGCGTGCGAACCGTTGTCGTAGTACTTGCGGCGGAACAGCGTGGCCGAGCGGTTGAGCTGCGCCGCATGCAGCGCGCTCAGGTACTCGGGGACGCCATACACCTCTTGCCGCACATCCGGCGCCTTCATCTGCACCACCGGCCGCTCAAACTGGAAGGCTTGGCGGTTCAGCGGCGCGAACCAGAACGTGCCCTCTTCGACCCCGCGACGCGTGAACAGAGACGGCGTGTGCTTGGTCCGAAGCAAGCGGCCCGATAACGCCTCCTCGCATTCCAGGTACGCCTGGCCAAAGGTCAGGTAGTCCATGGCGAAGGCCTCGAACTCCGCCACCGACAGGTAACGGGTCGGCTGGAACGCGGAAATGAGCAGGTTCCGCTTCACATAGATGGCCGACGAGTGATGCGGCGCAATCTGTAACATGTTGGCCAGGCCGGCCTGACTCACCGGCGGCTCATACCATCGGCTGTTGTGCCACACCTGCACATAGTCCAGAAGGTTGGACCGGTCGATGGGCTCGGGATCGCCGAAGGTGAACGCCTCGAAGCGACCGCCCGCCGTGGTGTCCTTGACGGGCTCGCTGTGTTCGACACGGCGCTTGCGCTTGCTCATTAGAAAATCTCCATGACGTTCTGGCTGTGGGCCGCGCGGCCTTCCAGCGGTTCGTAGATGAGGGAGTGCATGACCGACCAAGCGAGATCTGCGTGGCCGACGTCCGCCGAGCGGCTGGCGTCATAGGTCACATGGCGGCCGCTGGCAGTCATGGTCTTGCGGATCGCCATGAAGGCTGCCGCCAGGTCGGTCCAGCCGGCATCGAACTCCAGGCGCCCCTTGTTCATGACGTCCTGGGTCTTCATGACCATCTGGCCTTTGGTCTCGGGCGAGTACTGGATCGCCCGAGCCATTGGGAAGAACTGCTTCACTAGCTGATACACGCCCGTACCCATGCCCGTGGTATCGATGGCGATATCTGCCACGCGGTAGCGGTCGCACAGCGCTTTGATATTGCCGGCCTGGGCATCGAAGTCCTGCCCCGGCCACTGGAATTTCTCCAGCACACGGAACACGTCGCGTTGCCGGGTAGGCAGCGCATTGACGGTGCAGCCGGAGGGATCACCACCCGTCGCGCCTTTCGACGGATCGAAACCAATGGACACTTCGGCATCGCCGACCGGTCGCGGCGCATAGACGCGGAAGTCGTCCCAGGTATCCCAGCTGTCCACCATGCAGCGCTTGACCAGGTTGAACGGGAACACCGACGCGCTGTCGTCAATGAACGCGCACATGAACAACTGCTGGAATTCGTCGTCGCCGTATTCCAAGCGCAGCTGATCGATGTCAAACAGGTCGCAGCCGCCGGCCAGCGCGTCGATCACCGAGACGATTTGCCGCCACTGTCCATCCCCGCAGAACAGGCCCGCGGCGAGCGCAGCGTGCGAAGTATCGATATCGACCCGGTCGGCTTTCGCGCGGCCCTTGTTGAACTGCGCACCGGACCAGAACGGATAGGCGTCGTGGCTCAGCGATGACGGCGTGGAGAAATAGGTCTGCCGCCACTTCTTGTGGCTGGACATGCCCGACGCGACCTTGCGCAGCGTCTGGAAGCTGTGGACCCAGAAGTATTCGTCGAAATATAGATTGCCGTGATAGCTCTGCGCCGTGCGCGAGTTCGTACCCAGGAAGTACAGCGTGGCATCGTTGGGCAGGATCAGCGGATCGCCCTTGAACTCGATCTCGGCCGCATCCTTGGCGAACTGTGTCAGGTACTGCCGAAACACATCCGCCTGCGCGCGACTGGCTGACAGAAAAATCTGGTTCCTGCCGGTGTCCATCGCATCGACCAGCGCTTCGCGGGCGAAGTACCAGGTCGCGCCAATCTGGCGGGACTTGAGGATGTTGCGGATGCGCCTTTCCAGACCTTGTTCGTGCCAGGTGCGCTGGTAGGCGAACAGCGAATCGAGAAAGGCTTCCCGTAGCCGCACGGCCTGCTCGGGGCTGTACTCGTTGCGTACCGGCTTGCGCCGCGCCTTGGCATTGCGGTTGGCCACCGCGGGGTTGAGGTCGCCCTCGTGCCCGCCCGGCGCTTCGTAGCGGCGTACGCGCGCCAGGCGCTCAATCTGCCGCGCGAGCAGATCGATCTCCTTGTAGTCGCCGCCGCTCTTGGGCTCTTTCATGATGAGCTGACACAGGCGCACGTCCAGCTGCATTTCCACGCGATCAATGGAGCGTGCGGACGCCCATGCGTCGCGTTGTTTCCACGATTCCACCGTGGCGCGGGGCAGCACCAGGTGCTGCGCAATCTCGGTCACACCCCAGCCTTGAAAGAACAGGCTGCGCGCGTGTCGTCGGGGATCCATCGTCGGCATGAGCATGCGCGACAGCGTAGGGATGCCCCGTCAGTGCTTCGCGCTGCCTTCGTTCTGTTGCATGGCGTGCAGAACAAGCGCGCATTGCCGCGCTCTGCGTGCGTCCCGATGCTGGCCGCCTACCGACCCCCATCATCTGCACCGAGGCCCACGCATGCCGGCACCGACCAAGAAGTCCAAGAAGTTCCGCATCTTCACCGAGGGCGCCACCGTCGATGGCCGCGTGGTCGAACGCGGTTGGATCAGGGATATGGCCGCTACCTACGATCCGGCGAAATACCGCGCCGGCATCAACATCGAACACATCCGCAGCGCCCTGCCCGACAGCCCGTTCAAGAACTACGGCTTCGTGGATGCGCTTGACGCGGTGGAGAACGCCATCGGCAAGCTGGAATTGTTCGCCACCATCACGCCAAGCGATGACCTGGTGAAGCTGGTCGGTTCCATGCAGAAGGTGTTCACCAGCGCCGAGGTCTCACCGAAGTTTGCCGACACCGGCCGCGCCTACCTAGTCGGCCTGGCCGTCACCGACACGCCGGCGAGCCTGGGCACGGAAATGCTCAGGTTCACCGCCCAGCATCCGGAGTCCAGTCCGCTCACCGCGCGCAAGCAGCACCCCGACAACGTGTTCGGCGAAGCCACCGAGACGGTGATCGAGTTCACCACCGAGGACGCGCCCAAGCCGAGCGTACTGGCGAAGGTACGCGAGATGTTCCGCCGCAAGGACGCGTCCGACGACGCGCGCTTCACCGACCTGGCCGCCGCCATCGAAGAAGTGGCCGAGCATGGCGAAACGCAGAGCACCCAGACCGCGCAGATGTTCCAGACCGTGGACGCCACGGTGGCGCAGCACAAGCAGCGCGTGGACGAACTCACCCAGCGCCTGGACGCCATCGAGCAGAAGTTCCACACCACGCCCGCACCGGCCGCCAATCGCCCTCAGGCCAACGGCCCCGGTCTGGTGCTGACCGAGTTCTGATCGCCGCCCCGCGCCCCACACCCCGCTAAAGGACACCCATGAAGAAACACACCCGCTTGGCCTTCAACGCCCTGGCCGCACAGATCGCCAAGCTCAACGACGTACCGAGCGCCACCGAGAAGTTCGATGTGCAGCCCTCCGTGCAGCAGACCATGGAGACCCGCATCCAGGAGTCCAGCGACTACCTGCGCCTGGTCAACATCCAGCCGGTGACCGAGAAGAACGGCGAGAAGCTGGGCCTCGGCATCAAGGGACCGTCGGCCAGTCGCACGAACACCAGCGGCGGCAAGCGGCGCAACCCGCGCGAAATGCACGACCTGGATGCCAAGCCCTACGAGTGCTTCCAGACCAACTTTGATACCTCCATCCGCTACGCCACCCTGGACGCCTGGGCGCACTTCCCGGATTTCCAGCCGCGCGTGGCCGGCGAGCTGGTCCAGCAGCAGGCGCTGGATCGCCTGATGATCGGCTGGAATGGCACGAGCGTGGCCGCGGATACCGACATCGACAAGAACCCGCTGCTGCAGGACGTCAACAAGGGCTGGCTGCAGATGCTGCGCGAGCAGGCGCCGGCGCAGGTCATGAAGGAAGGCAAGGCGGGCGCCGGTGAGGTGCGTATCGGCCCCGGCGGCCATTACGCCAATCTGGACGCCCTGGTGTACGACGCGATCCAGATCCTGGCCCCGTGGTTTCAGGAAGACACGGGCCTGCGCGTGCATGTGAACCGCAAGCTCCTGCACGACAAGTACTTCCCCAAGATCAACCAGGAACAGCGCGCCACCGACGAACTGGCCACCCAGGTACTGGTGAGCCAGAAGCTGATGGGCGGCCTGACCGCGCTGGGCCTGCCGTACTTCCCCGGCACGTCGCTCCTGATCAGCCGCCCCGACAACCTCTCGATCTACTACCAGACCGGTGGCCGCCGTCGCCTGCTCAAGGACGAGCCGGAGTACGACCGTATCGCCGACTACCAGTCCAGCAACGACGCCTACGTGATCGAGCGTCTGCGCGGTGCGGTGCTGATCGAGAACATCGTGCTCGGCGACTGGACCCAGGCTCCGTAAGGCCCGCCTCGATGCCCTCACCCGCCATGGAACACCTGATGCGCGTGCAGGCGGCCCAGGCGACCGCGAACGCGGCGCCGGGCGCGGCGGTGGATAGTTCCACCTCCCACGCTCATGCCCTGATCCGCGCCAAGCTGGACACCGACCGCCGCCGCTTGAAGCTCCTGCAATCGGTGGAGCGGAAGATCGAGGCCAAGCGCGAACTGCTGCCCGACTACGAAGCCTATGTGGACGGCGTCTTGGCCGGCGGCCAGGGCGTGCAGGACGACGTGCTCGGCTACGTGCTGTGCTGGCGGATCGACGTGGGCGACTTCGCCGGTGCGCTGCCCATCGCCCGCTACGTGCTGACGCACAACCTGTCCATGCCCGACCGCTTCCAGCGCACCACCGCCACGCTGGTGGCCGAGGAACCGGCCGAACAGGCGCTCAAGGCGTACACCGCCGGTAAGCCCTTCGACGTGGCGGTCCTGCGCGAGGTCATGGACGTGACCTTGCCCTACGACATGCCCGACCAAGTGCGCGCCAAGCTGCACTTCGCACTCGGTCGCTTGCTGGCCGAGACCGAACCCGGCGAAGCGCTGGTGTATCTGCGCCGCGCGGTGGAGCTGCACGACAAGGTCGGCGCCAAGAAAGACATCGAGCAGCTGGAACGCCGGCTGCGCCACCTTCCCGGCGATAGCGCCGCCACCGAACCGCCGCCGCAAGGCGGCCCCTGAGCCTCCCCCTGGCGCCGCGGCGGCACGGGTGGCGAGGGTCGCCCCCAGGCGAACACCGACCCACCCGTCCACCGCCGCATTTGACGAGACCCCGATGGGCACCCTGACTGGCAACGGCGGCACGGCCGCTACTCCTCCCTCCGACGACGGCCCGCCGATCCGCAACGACGGCTTCTGGCCCGATATCGACCTCGGCGCCCTGCGCGCCTCCACCCGCCTCACCGGCAACGTCACGGCGGCGCGCCTGCGCACCGCCGCTGTCGCCGCGGTGCTGTTCATCAATCCGCAGCTCGCTGCGTTTCGCGCGACGAAGATCGCGCAGGGCTGGGTGTCGGCCGCGGACATGGACGAGACCATCGACGGTAAGTCGGTGCTCGTGCAGCGCTATCTCCGCGCCGTCGCGTGCAGCGTGCAGGCGGACCTGGCCGAGCACTACCGCGATTGGGATACCACCCGTGCCGGCGATTACCGCGCCGAATCGGAGACCGCCGCGGCCGACGAATTCCGGCGCAACGCGCAATGGGCGCTGGCCGACATCCTGGGCCGCGCGCGCAACGTCGTGGAGCTGATCTAGTGCCCGCGGTGCGCTCGCTCCAAGGCGACACGGTGGACGCGCTGTGCTGGCGGGAGCTGGGCGCCACCACGGGCGTGGTGGAAGCCGTGCTCGAACTCAATCGTGACCTGGCCGACCTGGGCCTCGTCCTTCCGACGGGCACCGTCGTGCAGCTACCGGAGCGCTCGCCCGCCACAGCGACACCCGTCCTTCCTACCCAACAGCTATGGGACTGAGCATGACCGAACCGGCCAGCACCTACCTCCTTGCCGCCGCGGTCACCGCCACGGCCGCCACCACCGCGCTGCTTCCCGGCATCGACGGCGACGCCCTGGTGGGCGCGCTGGCCGGCGGCACGCTGTACGTCACCAGTGCGCGCGACCTGCCGCTGCTGCGCCGCGCCGTCTACCTGCTGGTGAGCACGGCCGCCGGCTACTTCGGCGCGCCGGAGCTGCGCGGTCTGCTGCCGCTGCAAAGCAACGGCCTGGCCGGCTTTCTCGGCGGCGCCGTCGCGGTGACGGTCGCCACCCAAGCCATCGAGCGGGTGAAGACCCTCGATCTCTCGTCCCTGTTTACCAAGCGCGGAGCCTGACCCATGTCCCAGCTCATCACCCCGAACGCCTGGCCACTGATCCAGCTGATCGCGTGCCTGGTTATCGCCTGGCAGTTGGCCATGTACCGCCGCGGCCGCTCGCCCCATCGCCGCGGCGTGGCCTGGTTGGCCTGGCTGCTGGTGGTCGGCTGCCTGATGACCGCGGTGAAGCTCTTGTGCGGCGTGCGGCCGCCACCGGGGCCGCTGGAAGCGCTCGGATGCACTGCGCTGGCTGCGCTGCTCACCGGGCACCGTGGCGACCTGGCGCATACCCTCCGCGCCGTGTGGGACGCCGCGCGCGCCGTGCATCGTCGGGCGCGCCGATGATCGCGCTGGCCGAGCAGCGCATCGAGCGCCTGCTGTCGGACCTGATCGCGGTGGAAGGCGGCTACGTCCACGACGCGGCCGACCGCGGCGGCGAGACCCGGTGGGGCATCACCGTGGCGACGGCGCGCGCCCATGGCTACACCGGCCCGATGGCGGCATTGCCCGAAGCGAACGCCCGTGCGATCTACCGCACGACCTACGTGGACGCGCCTCGCTTCGGCGAGGTGGTCGCCATCGATCCCGAGATCGGCGCCACGCTGGTGAATATCGGCGTCAATATGGGACCGGCGGTCGCCGCCCGTTTCCTGCAACGCTGGCTCAATGCGTTCAACGACACCGGCACCCGCTACGCGGAGCTGGTGGTCGACGGCCAGGTGGGCAACAAGACGCTCGACGCGCTGCGTGCCTTCCTGCGCTGGCGTGGCCCGATGGGCGCTGCCACCTTGCTAAAGGGCATCCATAGCTCCCAGGGCACACGCTACCTCGACATCACCGAGGGGAACCGTTCACAGCGACGGTTCGTGTTCGGTTGGGTCACCAACCGGGTGGGGACGTAGGCCATGCGCTACGCCCTCACCGTCCTGCTCGCCCTGCTCGCCGTGGCCGGTGGCTTACTGGCCTGGCAGCACCACCGTATCCAAGGCCTAGCTACCGACGTGGCCCAGGCACAAACGCAAGCGGTCATCGCCGGCTTCGAGGCCAGCGCGGCGCGCGCGGACGTGCATGTCATTACCAAGTACGTGGACCACGAGCGCGTGGTTCACCAGGTCATCCACACTATCCAGCGCGAGACGCCCCGCTATGTCACGCCCCGCACCGATGCTGCTTTTCCTCTCCCTGTCGGCTTTGTCCGCCTGCACGACGCCGCCGCCGCGGCCGATCTGCCCGGCCCTCCCGGCGCTGCTGATGCGCAGGCCTCCGGCGTTACAGCCTCTGACGCCGCCGTCGTCATCGCCGGCAACTACGGTACCTGCCACGCCATCCGCGACCAGCTCAACGCGCTGATCGATCGCTTGCAGATGCCGCCCTATCACGAGGCCGCGCCGGATGAATAAGCCCGGCCGCCTGCGCGAGGCGCTGATCCGTGGACTACCCGATCTCGCCCTCGATCCGCAGAAGCTGCTGATCTTCGCCGAGCGTGGCTCGGTGGTGGCTACCGGTGAACCGGGTGAGAGTTGGGAATACGCCTACCAGCTGACGGTGATCGTGCAGGACTTCGCGGGCGACATGGACGCACTCACGGCCACCGTGTTGCGCTGGCTCGCCGCGGAGCAGCCGGACCTGCTGCTGAGCGCGGAGAGCCGGCGTAACGGCATACGCTTCGAGGCCGAATTGATGACCGCCGAACTGGCCGATGTGCAATTCCAGCTGGACATCACCGAACCGGTGATGCGCCGCCGTGACGGCTTCGAGCACCCAGCACCACCGCCGGCCGATCCGACGGCGATGTGGTGAGCAGCGATCCGCTGCGCCAGCTGGACGAATGGGCCGGCGCGTTGCTGGCCAAGTTGGAGGCACCTGCGCGGCGCACCCTAGCCGTGACCATCGCCCGAGAGCTGCGCCGCTCCCAACAGCAGCGCATCGCCTGGCAGCACGATACGGAGGGCTCGCCCTTCGTGCCACGCAAGCCGCGGCTGCGTGATCGGCGCGGGGCCATCCGCCGGCGTGCGGCGATGTTCGCCAAGCTTCGCACCGCGCGGTGGCTGCGTATCGCCGGCACACCCGATGCCGCCGAGGTAGGTTTCGCCAGTCGTGTCGCGCGGATCGCGCGCATCCACCAAGAAGGACTGCGCGACCGCGCAGCACCGGACGCACAAGAGGTCCGTTACCCCCGCCGCGCGCTTCTCGGCTTCACCGAAGCAGATCGGGAATGCGTCCGCGACTTGCTGTTGCTCCAAATCACCGGCCGATAAGGGCGGCCAACGAAGCCTAGCGGTTCGACAAAAGGGCCCTGATCGCTGAATATTCGTCGCGCAGGCTCTCTCGATTGCACGCAAGGACAGCGCCATGACGTTTCACTCGCATAAATTCGAAGACGCAGACCTTCAACGTCGCCTCATTTTGGGCCTAAAAGAGCTGACATCTGCTCCCGACTACACAGTGGAAGACGACGGCACAGTCTTCTTCGATAGAAGCGACTACGCCGGCATGAACAAGGTCATTCATCCCATCCGAAGAAGCTGCTTTCGTTGGTACCTTCGATGGTCGGAAGACCCCATCTGGTCAGCTGCCTTTTGGGAAGCCATGAAGCAATCTGGCACACCCTTTCAAATCGAGTATCACAACAGACGCATCGCCTTCCTTCTACCGAAGGATCTTGAAGAACTCCATGAAGAAATCTCCTATCGCACCGCGATAGAGTGCTATCCCATCGACGAGGACTAACTACGCGGCGAACGCAACATACCTAGTCACATCGGATAGTCATTTGATGAATAGGAGGCCCGATCAAGATGCCGATAGTAGCCTTCCATATGGGGAATCCGGTCAGGCAAAACCTGATTGCCGCACACCGGTTCTACGTCGAACAAGCTCGAAAGCGGCTGCTTTCACAGTTTGAAAATCTTGACGACGAGGTCAATGAGACAGCGGAGATGCTACTCAACGAAATCGAGTATGACCCGCAAATCGTTGATCCTTACGATGTCTACGAGGCTGTCCGAGAAAAGAGCATTGAGCTGTGCCAGATGCTCAGCGACTTGCAGGACCGCACACGACTTTCCGTCATTGCGGGCATGTATCACGAATGGGACAAAAAGCTTCGGGAATGGATGACACGCGAAATGAGACATTGGCATAACGCCGACCTCCTCAAGCGGGCCGTATGGGACGCAGACATGCCCGATCTTCTCGAACTCCTTACGTCATTCGACTGGGATGTCGCCGCGCTTGAGTGCCACGACCGTTTAGATGTAATGCGCCTGGTAGTGAATGTCTTTAAACATGGCAAAGGTACGTCGCTCGAACGGCTCAAGCTACAGCGCCCTGAGTTTTTCCCGTCCATAGGCGCTATCCAAGGTGGCTTGCCGTCTCATCTTATCGACCACACCCAAATGATGGTCAAAGACCGACATGTCGAAGAATTCTCCGAAGCCATCGTGGCTTTCTGGGAGGCGGTGCCAGAAAGCATCATCGCCAAAGATGAGGTCGAAGTTCCACGGCGGTTTGAAAAGGCCTTCAACAAGGACCGCTCCGCGACGTCCTGACAAAGGCTAATCTTCCCCTTCGCCGAACGGAAGCGCATCCGCGACCTCTTGCAGAGATACCCAGAACCACCTAGAGAAATAGCACGCAAGTCCCGCATCACGAGCCGTAGCTCACCTTCGTCCCATCCACTTGGATATGACCTGAGGCCTTCATGGTCTCCAGCACGTTGGCGACTTCCTCATCCGTCAGCCGCTTGGAAAAGATCGCCTGAATGGTATTGGTAAGCGTCTTGATGGAGCGCGGCTTGGTCACCCGCTGATGAAGGCTCGCTAAAACTAAGCCCATCTTTTCTTCGGCCTTCCCTGTCTTAGCGATCTGCGTTGCCTTGAGCATAGGTATCTCATCAATGCTCTTAGACCTACACGCGAGGACTTTCTGTCCTTTCAGATGCTTGATGAGGGGATCGAATCCCGAATCCTTGCTAATGATGTGAAAGAACGCATTCGCATCCTTCGCGACGATATGGCCAATGTAGTAGGCGATGTGGAAATCCAAGGCATTGGGACCGTTGCCGGCAATTTTGACGTAACGAGCGTGCTCACCGAGCGCCTGCATCGCCTCGGCCACTTCAAATGAAACCTTGGCTTGGCTTGCCCCCACAAACAGCAAGACCTTGAAGAGGGCATCGCCCTTCAAGGGACTCAAGGTTTTCGGCTGCACATTCTCATAGTCGATGAGGATGTAATTGGTCTTCATGACTCCCTCCCTTCGTTTCTTTGGTTCAGTCCTTGGGGTACATCACACCTTCAACCCATGCATCCGGCTTGAAATCGAAAGCATGCCTTTCAGGATATACCTAGTGGGCCAATAAAACGGTGGCTCGCCGCAAGTCAGCAACTAGCGCTCGTCGGGCGCCGTGTCCGGGCTAGCCAGAATCCTCGCCCCTGTTCTGACTGACGCACGACAGAACAGCCTGTGCGTGCGTGGCGTGAAGATCTTCCGCAGCATGCACTGCATGCACGAAGACCCCACGCAACTCTTCAATCTGATCCGCTACGGGACCGTCGCCACGGTCGATGTGGCGGCGGCGCGCGTGGTGGTGTCGGTGGGTAGTCTCACCAGTAAGCCTATTCCCTGGCTTGCGCCGCGTGCCGGCGCCGCCCGCACCTGGTCGCCGCCCTCCCCCGGCGAACAGGTGCTCGTGCTATCGCCCGGCGGCAACCTCGGCGCCGCCGTTGCCCTGACGGGCATCTTCTATGACGCACATCCGATCCCTGCCGACGGTACTGCCGACAACGTGCTGCTCGCCTTCGGCGACGGCGCGGTACTTCTTTACGACCATGCGACGCATCTGCTCAAAGCTACGCTTCCTGCCGACGGCCGCGTCGAACTCACCGCGCCCGGCGGCTTCCGCCTGGTCGGCGACGTCGGCATCGATGGCGCCCTCCATGTCACGCAAGCGGCCACGTTCGATCAAACGCTACATGCGTCGCAGGACATCACCAGCGACGCGGACGTGAAAGCGGGTGACATCAGCCTGCGTCAGCACCTGCACGACCAGGTGCAGCCGGGCCCGGGGCTCACCGGCAGGCCACAGCCATGACCGGAATGTCGCGCACCACCGGCGCCGCGCTGCCGGAGATCGACCACATCGCGCAATCCGTCGCCGACATCCTGACCACGCCGCTGGGCAGCCGCCTAGCGCGCCGCACCTACGGCAGTCGCGTCTTCGACCTCCTCGATGCGCCGGCCAACGCCGCCACTCGCGTGCGTCTGTTCGCCGCCACCGCGACCGCCCTCATGCGCTGGGAGAAGCGCCTCACCGTGCAGCGCGTCGCGCTGACAGCCATCGACGGCCTGCAGGGGAAGTTCGCCCTCGACATCGACGGCCGCCTCGCCACGGGCGCCGCCGTGTCGCTGAGCATGCCTTTGACCCGAGGCGCTACGGCATGACCAGCGCCATCCAGCTCGACCGCCTGCCACCGCCCGATGTGGTCGAACCGCTCCACTACGAAACGATCCTAGCGAAAGCCAAAGAGCAGTTTGCGGCGTTGTGGCAGCAACAGCAGAGGCGCGACGCCTCCCTGCCGGGCATCGACCTGAGCCGCGAGTCCGAGCCGGTCGTGAAGATCCTGCAGACCGTCGCCTACGTGGCGCTGGGCCTGCGTCAGCGCGTCAACGATGCCGCGCGGGCCAACTTCCTGGCGACCGCCCAGGGTGCAGACCTCGACCACATCGGCGCTTGGTACGGCGTCGAACGCCTCACGCTGAGCCCCGCCAAGCCGGAGCTGGCCATCTCCGCCGTGATGGAATCCGACGATGCCTTGCGCGAGCGCATCACCTTGGCGCCGGCCTCGTTCTCGGTGGCCGGGCCGGAAGCGGCCTACGTCTTCCATGCACGCAGCGCCTCAGGCGACGTGCTCGATGCCAGCGCGATCAGCCCACAGCCGGACGACATCCGCGCGGTGGTGGCCGATGTCCTGGCCCGTCACGACGCAGCGCCGGCCCTGGTCGCCGACATGCAGGCCGCCTTGGCCGCGGCACGCTGGCCCGGCGAGGTGATCGTGTCGGTGTTGTCGCGTCAGGGCAATGGCCAGGCCGACGCCGCTCTGCTCGCTGCCGTGGCCGACAACGTGAGCGCCGACAACGTGCGGCCCCTGACCGACTTCGTCACCGTGCAGTCGGCCGACATCGTGCCTTTCCAGGTGCGCGCCACCCTGTGGACCTACGCCGGCCCGGATGCCGATATCGTCCGCGCCGCGTCCCGCGCGAGCCTCGATACCTATCTCGCCGAGGCCAAGCGCCTGGACCGCGACATCACGTTGTCCGGGCTCTACGCCGCCCTGCAGGTCGCCGGCATCCAGAACGTGGAGCTGGAAGAACCGCGCGCCACGCTGGTGATCGGCCCGACCCAGGCTGCGCATTGCATCGGCGTGGAGCTGGCCTATGGGGGTATCGGTGGATAGCCTCCTGCCGCCCAACAGCACGCCGCTCGAACGCACCCTCGAACACGTCACGCTCAACGCCCTGGACGTGCCGGTGCCGCTGCGCTCCCTCTGGAATGCCGACACCATCAGCGGCGAGTTGCTGCCATGGCTGGCCTGGTCGATGAGCCTCGATAGCTGGAAAAGCTATTGGTCCGACACGGTCAAGCGCAACCGCGTGCGCCAGGCCATCGACATCGCGCGCCGCAAAGGCACGTCGCAGTCGGTACGCGATGTGGCCGCCGCCTTCGGTGGCGCCATCAGCATCCGGGAGTGGTGGCAGACCGAGCCCAAGGGCGTGCCGCACACCTTCGACGTGGTGCTGACCCTGACCGGCGACGACGGCGCCGAAGCGAGCGCCGCCTACGTCGACGACGTCATCGCCGAGATTCGCCGCACCAAGCCGGCCCGGTCGCACTTCACCTTCACCCAGGGCTTGCAGGCTCGCGGTCGCCTCGGCGTGGTCGCCGCGGCCCGGCCTGTCGCCTACGTGCATCTGCAATTCACCGGAGCTGCCTGAGATGGCCCTCACCCTGACGATCACGCCGGCCGGCCGCGCGGCCCTGGTCAACGCCCAAGCCGATGGCACCCAGGCCGTGCGCATTGCCCGCGTGGGAGTGACTGCCACCGCCTTCGCACCCGGCCAGCCGCTGCCGAACGAGATCAAGCGCCTGGCGACCGTGGCCAGCGGCGCCACCGCGAAAGACACGGTCCACGTCACCGTGACGGATGCGGGCACGGACGTGTACACGGTGCGCGGGTTCGGTTGGTACCTGGACGACGGCACGCTGTTCGGCTCCTACGGCCAGGCCAACGTGATCGTGGAGAAGTCCGCGCAGTCCACGATGCTGCTGGCCACCGACGTGCAGTTCACGGACGCGGACGCCACGCAGATCACCTTCGGCGACACCACGTTCAACAATCCGGCGGCCACCCTCGACACGCTGGGCGTGGTGAAGCTGGCCAGCGAGGACGACGCGACCACCGGCACCGATACGCAGCGCGCCGTCACGCCGAAGTCGCTGCTCGCCGTGCTAAATGCCCGCCTGGGCGTCGGCGCACCCACCGCATTCGTCAGGAAGCTGCTGGGACTGGCCACGGCCGCCGCCTTCCGCGGGGAGTTGGGCCTCAAGAGCGCCGCCCTGAAAGACGACGGCCCCGGCAACGGTTTGGATGCCGACACGCTCGACGGCCAGCACGGCGATTACTACCGCGCCTGGGCCAACCTCACGGACAAGCCCACCACGTTCACGCCAAGCGCGCACGCGCATCCGTGGTCGGACATCACCAACCCGCCCGCGCAGGCGAGCCGCTGGCCGGCCTGGTCGGAGGTGACGGCCAAGCCCGACACCTTTACCCCGGCGCCGCACTCGCACGCCTGGGCGGACATCAACAACCCACCCATGCAGACCCAGCGCTGGCCGGCATGGAGCGAGATCACCGCCAAGCCCACCACCTTTGCGCCGTCGGCGCACACGCACGCCATCGGTGACGTGACGAACCTGCAGACCGCGCTCGACGCCAAGGCGCCGACACAGAGCCCGGTGTTCCAGGGTGCCGTGGTGGCCGCCGGGGGCGCGGTGCAGATCGGCGCGACCGGCGGCGCGTACGCCACCTTGAAGAATGACGGCACCCTCGCCTTGAACGGCGGCACCGCCTATGCCCTGCTGCGCGCCGGCGCGAGCAACACCTCCGTCGGCACGCGACTGACCAACGGCCTGATGCCCTCCATCGAAGGCATCGCCGGAACGGGCCTGGAAGGCTCGCCGCCTCTGCTCGTCGGCAACGGCGGCAATGCCTCTGCCTCGGCATTGATGGCCTTCCTGCGCGACGGCATCGCCGGTGGCTTCCTCGGCCTGGACACCGACAACGTGCTCAAGTGGGGCGGCTGGACGATGGGCCCCGCACGGCGGGTGCTGCATGACCGTATCCGCGACGCTGTGCTCGATGGCACCACGTGGATGGAAGACCTGCGCGTCGTGGGCAATCCCGTGTGGCATAGCGGGCAAATCTCGTTCGCTGCCGAGGGCAACGGCTGGATGAAGTTCCCCAACGGCTTCCTGGTGCAGTGGGGGAGGTATCTCTCCGACGCGCCGTGGAACGAAGGCACCGGCCCCGCGCTCAGCTTCCCCATCGCGTTTCCCAATGGCTGCCTCTCCGTGCAGGTCAGCGACTACCTGACCAACGTCGGCGGCGCGGGCTGGTCGCAGTACGACGACAGCGCCCAGCTCACCGGTTGGGACCGCACGCACTTCACCACCTTCATCCAGTTCCCCGGCGGCGCCAACGCCAACCGTTGGTGTGGGCTGACTTACTTCGCCCTGGGGTACTGAATGGCCTACTTCTACGACATCGTGCAGGGCGGCTTCTACTGCGATGCGGTGCATGGCCCGCGCACCCTCCCGGTCCGCGATCCCGACTGGACACCGGGCGATGGCCAAACGCTCGCCGATGGTCCGTTGATCGAGCAGGCCAATCCGCACTGCACCCTGCCGCCGGCCAGTGACCTGGCCGTCTTAAGTGAGGACACCTACCGCGCGTTGCTGGACGGCCAGAGCCGCGGCAAACGGATCGTCGTCCGTGATGGCGCGCCCACGCTGGCGGATCCGCCGCCGCCCACGACCGAGCAGATCGCCGCACGCCTGCGCGCGCAGCGCGATGTCCTGCTTGCCCCGGTCACCGACGCCCTGCAGCGCCATGTGCTGCAAACCACCTATGCCCAGCCGACCACGCTGACCGACACCGAAGCGTCGGCGCTGGCGACCTATGCCCAGGCGCTGCGCGATGTGCCGCAGCAGCCGGGCTTCCCGCACACCGTGGTCTGGCCGGACGCCCCGGCACCGACCGACGCCATCCCCGCCACCCCCGAGGCCTAACCCATGTCCACCGCCTACCACCACGGCGCGCGCATCCAGGAAACCAGCGACGCCCCGTACGCGCTCAAGACCGTCTCCACCGCCACCATCGGCTTTGTCGCCACCGCGTCGGATGCCGATGCGACCGCCTTCCCTCTGGACACGCCGGTCCTGCTCACGCAACCCAAGGCCGGCCTCGCCAAGGCCGGCACCAAGGGCACCCTCGCCCGCGCGCTCAAAGCCATTGCCGACATCGTGACCTGCCCGGTGGTAGTCGTGCGTGTCGCCGAAGGCGTGGATCCGGCGGCCACCACCTCCAACGCGGTGGGCACCGTCAACGCGGAAGGGCGCTATACCGGCCTGCAGGCGCTCCTTACGGCGGAAGCGCACACCGGCGTGCGTCCGCGCATCCTGGGCGCGCCCGGTCTGGACACCAAGCCCGTGGCCGACGCACTGGTCACGGTCGCCAAGCGCTTGAAGGCCTTTGCTTACGCCACCTGTGACGACTGCGCCACCCTCGCCGATGCCAAGACCTACCGCGAAGGGTTCGGCGCGCGCGAGCTGATGCTGCTGTGGCCGGATTTCACCACCTGGGACACCGTCGCCAACCGCGAAGCCAAGGCGCTGACGGTCGCCATGGCACTGGGCCTGCGTGCCAAAACCGACCAGGTCGCCGGCTGGCACCGCGTGCTCTCCAATATCCCCGTCGACGGCGTGATGGGCATCAGCGCCGACGTCTACTTCGACTACCTCACCGAGGGTACCGACGCGGACCTGCTCAACGAAGCGGGCATCACCACCCTGGTCAAGCGCAACGGTTTCCGCTTCTGGGGCTCGCGCACCTGCGACACCAGCACATACGTCTTCGAGTCCTACACGCGCACCGCCCAGGTCGTGGCCGACACCATCGGCGAAGGCGTGTTCGAGTACAGCGACAAGGCCATGCACGCGAGCCTCGTCCGTGACCTGATCGATGCGATCAACGCCAAGCTGCGCGCCCTCACCCGCCAGGGCGCCCTGCTCGGCGGCCGCTGCTGGTTCGACCCGTCGTTGAACGAGACCGCCGACATGCAGGCCGGCAAGCTCGCGCTCAACTACGACTACACGCCGGTGCCGCCGTTGGAAGACCTCACGCTGCGCCAGACCTTCACCGACGTCTACATCGCCGATCTCAAAGCGGCGATCACCTCCACCAACAACGCCTGATCGCTGCAAGGAACGGAATCATGAAGCTCCCGAGCAAACTGAAAAACTTCGACCTCTTCCAGAACGGCGAATCCTGGCTGGGCCTGGTGCCGAGCGTCACGCTGCCCAAGCTGACCCGCAAGATGGAGGACTACCTCGCCGGTGGTATGGCCGGCCCCGTCGAGATCGACCTCGGGCAGGAAAAGATCGAGCTGGCCTTTACCGCAGGCGGCATCCTGCGCAGCGCCCTCGAACAGTACGGCGCCACCGCGGTGGATGCCGTGCAGCTTCGCTTCGCCGGGGCGTACCAGTCCGACAGCAGCAGCGGCTACAACGCCGTCGAAGTGGCGGTACGCGGCCGCTACAAGGAGTTCGATCCGGGCGACGCCAAATCGCAGGCCGACACCGAGCACAAGTTTTCCGTGTCGTGCGCCTACTACCGCCTCAGCATCGACGGCGTGCCGGTGATCGAGATCGACATGTTGGCCAACAAGCTCGTCGTCAACGGCGTGGATCGCATGGCCGCGCAGCGCGCCGCGATGGGCCACTGGTAACCCTTCCCCACTCTTCCCAGGAATCTCCTCATGAACGACACCACCATGCCCGTCATTACGCTGGACGAGCCGATCCGCCGCGGCGAGCAGATCCTCACCGAAGTGCGCCTGCGCAAGCCCAAGGCTGGCGAGCTGCGCGGTACGCAGCTGGTGAACCTGCTGCACATGGACATCGCGGCGCTCGAAATCGTCCTGCCGCGCATCACCGTGCCGACCCTCACCAAGCACGAGGTCAGCCAGCTCGATCCGGCGGACATCACGCAGTTCGGGTCGGAGCTGGCCTCTTTTTTGTTGACGAAGGCCAAGCGGGAGGGCTTCCCGTAACGGTCGAAGACGCCATGGCCGACATCGCGGTGGTCTTCCATTGGCCACCGCCGACGATGGACGGCATGGACGTGAGCGAGTTGGTGCAGTGGCGCGAACGCGCCCGGTTGCGGAACGGCGGCGAGGACTAGCGTGGATCTGAAACTCAGTGTCCTGTTGAACATGATCGACAAGGTGACCGCGCCCTTGCGCGGCATCGCCGGCAGTTCCGCCGCCACGTCCAAGGCGCTGCGCGAGACCCGCCAGCGCCTCAAGGAACTGCAGAGGGCGCAGGACGATTTGAAGGGTTTCCGCCAGCTCAAGGCAGGCACTCAGGCCCTGGGCACCCAGCTAGCGGCGGCACGCCAACGCGCCACCGAGCTGGGGCGCGCCCTTGCCGGCACCACGAACCCGACTCGGCAGCAGACCCGGGAGTTCGCGGCGGCGAAGCGCCAGGCCGACGCGCTGGGCGGGCAGTACCAGGCCAATGTCCGCCGGCTGCAATCCGTGCGCGAAGCCCTGGGTGCCGCCGGCATCCATACGCGCGACCTGGCCGGCCATGAGCGACGGCTGCGCGACGACATCGCCGCGGCGAACGCGCAGCTGGGCGAGCAGCAGAAAAAGCTCAGCGCGCTCACCCAGCAGCAACAGAAGATGGCCGCGGCCCGCCAAAGCTTCGAGCGCAGTTCGGCGACGGCGGCGCATCTCACCGTGGGCGGCTACGCCACGCGGGAGACCGGCAAGCATCTGCTGGACGCGATCAGCCCTACGGTGACCGAGGCGAAGGCCTGGACGGCGCAGGTCGCGCAGTTGCGCGCCATGGGCGTCGGCGATGCCCTGGTGACCGATGCGGTGAAGTTTGCCCGGGCGCAGGACATCATGGGCACGAGCGCGACCGAGACGTTGAAGCTCCTGAAAGAGTCCTACAGCGTCCTGCGCGACATGCATGAGGCGGAGGCAGTGACGCCCTACCTCGCGCGCATGAAGTTCGGCATCGAGACCGTGATGGCCCAGGGCGGGCATGGCGAGGGGCACGGCGACACCGCCGAGACCATGTTCATGGACCTGCTCAAGGTGGCCGAGCTGCGCGGCGCCGCCAAGAGCCCGGAAAGCCTGAAGCGCGTGCTGGATTTCGCCACCCAGGCGTACGTCGCCTCCGGCGGCCTGGTGAAGTCCGAAGACCTGCTCAACATGATCAAGACCGGCGGCGTCGCGGCGAAGCAGCTGGACGATCAGTCGTTCTTCTTCGGCCTGCTGCATACCGTGCAGGAAATGGGCGGCCACCGCGCCGGTACGGGCCTGTCGACGGCCTACCAGAACTGGGCGGCCGGGCGCTCCACCCGCCAGTCGGCCGACGAACTGTTCCAGCTGGGCCTGCTCAAGCCCGGCGCTATCGAAGTCCATGAGAAGACGGGCCACCTCAAGAAGCTGCTGCCCGATGCACTGAAAGAGGGCGACCTCTATCGGAGCAACCCGTTCGAGTACCTGATGACGCGGGTGATCCCGAAGCTCAACCCGGACGGCCAGCTCAACGACCAGCAGGTGGTGAGCAAGATCAACGCGCTGTTCTCCGGCCGCAAGGGCGGTGACCTGTTCGCGTCGCTGTTCATGGAGCGCGCGAACATCGCCAAGCACTTGGCCGCGGCCCCCAAGGCCTTCGGCGTAGATGCGCTCTACGACGAAGCCCGCCAGAACGCCGCGGGCCAGGAGGCCGAGCTGCTGGCCCGCAAGTCGGACCTGTACCGCGAGCTGGGCGAGCAACTGCTGCCCGTCTACGTAGCGGGCTTGGGCAAGTTGGTGGGCGTCCTGCGTGCCGTCAGCGGCTGGTCCCAACGTCACCCGGCGCTGGCCAAGGGCATGCTGCTGGTCGCCGGCAGTGCTGGCGTGCTGCTGGCGACGGTGGGCAGCCTGATGATCGGCCTGGGCGGGCTGCTCGGCCAGTTCGCGCTGCTGCGCTACGTCATGCGCCTCGGGGGCATTCGCGTCGGCGCGATGGCCGGCGGCGCCGAGGGCGGCCTGCTGTCGCGCCTGCCGATGCTGGGTCGCCTGTTCCCAGCCATCGCTACCGGCGCCCGTGCCGCCATGCTCGCCATCACCGGTGTGAGCCTGCCGGTGGCCGCGCTGATCGCGCTGGTGATCGTCGCGGCCCTGGCGATACGTCGCTACTGGCAACCGCTCTCGGCCTGGTTCTCGGGTGTTTGGGATGGCATCGGCCAGGCCGTAGGGCCGGTGTTCGCTGACATCGGCCGCGCGCTCGCGCCGCTCAAGCCGGCGTTCGACGTGATCGTCGGATGCCTGGTTAGCGTGTGGCGCTGGATCACGCAACTGCTGGAGCCCATGCAGGCCACCCAGGAGCAGATGGCCAATGCCCGCGCGACCGGCGTGACGTTCGGGCAACTGGTCGGCGCCGCCATCCGCGGCGTGGTGCAGGCCGTCAGCTTCGGCGTGCAGATGTTCGTGGCGCTCGGCGAGGCCATCGGCACCGCGGCGGGCTGGGTGGTGGTGCATTGGGAACCGGTGAAGGCTTGGTTCGCCGAGATGTGGCAGAGCGTGGAGAACGCCGCGCGCAAGACGCTCGACTGGATCGCCGAAAAACTTGGCGCGGTACGCGAGCTGATCGACCGCATTCGCCACCTGGGGCAGAGCAGCCCGGTGATGCCACCGGGCACCACGCCCATCGACTGGATCACCGGCGATGACCCGGAGAAGGCCCGCAAGATCGCCGACGCCATCGCCCGTACGCCTCTGGCCGGCGGCGAGGCGACGGGCCAGGGAGCCAGCCTGGTC